GCTCACACCAGGCCCCTCCAGTCGCCAGTGGCTTCGGCTATGGCGACCTCAATGCCGATCCGCATCCGAGCCTCCCAGGTCTCGTCTGCGATGGGAACCGTCTTGACCGACATGTAATTGGACGGGTCTGCTCCCCAGGTCACGGCTCGCGGAGGCAGACGCGGCTCCCCGTCGGCTTCGTGGTGACGTCGGTATGTCAAAGTCGGGCGGACCGCCGACTTGAGTGCCGTCCGAGAGATGGGTGTTTGCTTTACCTTTCTCTCGACAGTTCTCCACTCCATTGACACGCCGTGGCACGGACAGCTCCACGTGACGACCGCCTTCTTGCGCCTGTGCGGGCACGGGAGTGGGCCACCGGCCTCATCGGCCTCCATCGGCCCCCTCTGTTCCCGGGCACGGTCCCAAATCCCGTCGAACCAGTCGCACCGGCACGTGGTCGTCTGCATCTCCACGTGGGGCTGGGCCTGGTCGCAGTACCCGAACTGGCGGCCACACGACGGACAGTCGCTCTCGCGGACCTCCCCGCAGCACCAGGCCTCCCGGTTCCTCTGCATGAGCGCGCGGGAGACACGGAAGCCCTCGCGCTTGCGGAACTGAGCAAGCTCCTCCTCGAGGGAACCCGCATCGCGCGAGGCGACAGCCTGATCCCAGGGCTGACTGCTCCCGTGGGCCGACACCGGGGGAGATGGCCACTGCGGGCCGAAGTCCCAGGACAAGTACGGCTGCGTCTTCATGAGATGATACGCAACGGCCGCTTGCTTCTCAGTGATGTGCCACTCCCACTCATCCGGCGGTGTCTGTCCCATGCCGTTCAAGGCCACAGGAAGGAACAGGTTGCGCCCCGCGCACTCCTCCCGGATCTTCTCTCCCCACGTTGCCAGGTAGAAGGCAACTGCCCGTGCGCGGCACTTGGTGGGGACCTGATCAAACAGGGCCGTGACCACATGGGACGGCTTGAACTCGTCCGTGGACAGCTTCATGATCCCGTGGAGCAACGTCGACCGGAGAACCTGGATGCGCGACCATTTCCCCCGAGCATCTTTCCAGTACATCTGGGAATTGATGCAGGCGAAGTGGTGATCCTCGTGACTCTTGCCTGGAGACCTGCACAAACCGATGCTCGAAGAGATCATCCAGAAAGTGTCCTCAATCGCCACGGAACTCCGTGCCAGCCGATCATCCCCATTGATGATGAATCGACTCCAGGCGGCCTCGCCCTCAATGCCGTGGAGGTTGAACGCGGCCAAGGTGCACGCCGCATTCGCGAGGCACAAGAGGATGAACGAGGTGATCTGACCCATCA